AAACAGGCTAAGAAAGATATGGCAAATTCTACGGGTTCTTTGAAACAAATGTATAACGGTAAACAGTTGGCGTATAAAGTGTCTATGAACTCCGTTTATGGTTTTACGGGTGCATCTAAAGGTATGTTACCGTGTGTCCCTATTGCATCTTCGGTAACGCGTAAAGGAAGGATGATGATTGAAGATACTAAGAATTACGTCGAAAAGAATTTTCCTGGTGCAAAGGTAAGGTACGGTGACTCTGTAACACCGGATACACCTTTACTTATTCGTAAAAATGGTATGGTACAAACGTGTCGCATTGATTCACTTGTAAATGAATACACTTTACGCGACGATGGTAAAGAAATTGGTAAAATAGAAGCTGAGGTTTGGACGGAGAATGGATTTACACCAATACATCAAATTGTAAGACACAAAACGAACAAAACTATTCACAGGGTTTTAACACACACGGGTATAGTCGACGTGACTGAAGATCATAGTCTTTTACTCGAAAATAAGGAGATTGCTAAACCCACGCAAGTTGGTATAGGAACGGCGTTACTCCATGGAAACTGTGTAAATTCTATCGATACATCTACTGATACAAGTATTACTAAAGAAGAAGCAAAAGTTATGGGTTTTTTCTTTGGTGATGGATCGTGTGGTACATACTTATGTAAATCCGGTGTAAAAAGTACATGGGCTCTGAACAATTCAAATTTGGAGTATTTAGAAGAAATGCAAAAATTGTGTTCTTTCGAAACAGTAATATATGATACGATCAAAAGTTCTGGTGTCTATAAACTTAACGCTAAAGGTTTGGTTGTAGATATTGTTAAAAAATATAGAAACTTGTTTTACAACTCACACAAAGAAAAGATAGTACCGTCATGTATTTTAAATGCCCCTTTGGAAATTATTCAGTCTTTTGTAGATGGGTATTATATGGCTGATGGTGACAAAGATAAAAATGGATACACACGTATGGACATAAAAGGTAAAGAAGGGAGTATGGGAATGTATATGCTAGGACGAAAATTGGGGTACAATGTTTCTATAAATACGCGTACTGATAAAGTAAATGTTTTTAGACAAACATGGACAAAATCTACACAAAGAAAAGATCCACAAAAAATAAAAAAAATTGAGTGTTTGGGTAATACAGAAGGTTACGTGTACGATTTAACCACGGAATCACACCATTTTCACGTGGGTCCGGGTGATCTTGTAGTTCATAATACAGATTCTGTTATGGTTGAATTTGACGTAGGTGATCGTCAAGGTGAAGAAGCTATAAAGTACAGTTGGGAACTCGGTGAGCGCGCCGCTGAAGAGTGTACACACTTATTTAAAAAACCGAACAATCTCGAACTAGAAAAGGTATATTGTCCGTACTTTTTGTACTCAAAGAAACGGTATGCGGCTAAACTCTGGACAAAGGGTAAAGATGGTAACATGAACATGGATTATATAGATGTTAAAGGTCTTCAACTTGTTCGTCGTGATAATACACCACACGTACGTGAAGTGTGTAAAGAGTTACTCGATGTCGTTTTAGAGAGTAGCGATACGGGTCCCCCCAAAGCTTTGGCATTACAACGTGCTATAGAACTTCTCGAAGGGGAGGTACCTAACGAGAAGCTTATTCTTTCGCAACAATTGGGTGATTCGTATAAGTCGGATAACTTATCGCACGTACAGGTTCGTAATAAAATGCGCGCGAGACAACCCGGTTCCGAACCACAATCTGGTGATAGAGTTCCGTATATACTTCTTAAAACACACGACCCTAAAGCAAAGGCGTTCGAGAAAGCCGAGGATCCGAAATACGCCGAGGAACACAATTTACCCGTAGATTACCCATACTATTTCCTGAATAAGTTTTTGAACCCAGTGTGTGATTTGATAGAACCCCTCTTTGACGATCCTAAGGAAGAGATATTTGGGGAATTAATAACGAGAGCTAAACCAAATAGAAGAAAGAAACTTATAGACGATCCTAACCAAAGAAAGATAAGTGATTTCTTTACGAAAAAAGGTTAAAAGGTAGCTTTTATTGTACTATATGATGGAATATAAATTGTATAGTGAAAACGTTCGTTACAGAATATCCGAAGTTACTTTACAAATAATAGAGGAACTAAAACAAAATGTACCGAGACTTAACAGACCCGATACGTTTTACGATTTAAATGTTTACACTAATGTAGATAAACCTAAAGCCTACGACGAAATAATTGAAAATAAAACGCTCCGTACAGAAATAGAGAAAAAAAGCGATAAGTTTTTAAGGAAAGAAATTGCACCTCTTTTGGCGAGGTGTTCTAACATGAGACTTGAAGGTAGAATTGAACCATATTTCTATAATATTTATTCTCAAAGAAATTATTGTAGATGTTCTCGTTTAGATAAGAATAAAAAACGTCATTTTTTGTGTTTTATGTCAGAACAACGTAAAGGTTTGTGTAAGACGTGTTATGAAATGGGTCGAACTATTCCTAAAACAAAAATCCCGGTGTTACCACCACCGGTAAAAACGAGTGATTATGATAAAAAGTTAGAGGGTCAAGATGCTTTAGTTTCCATTAATATTACTTAAAAAAATGAGTCGTGTTTAGTTTAAGATGAATAAATCAGACATACTATTAAGTTCCATAGATACATTTTATGAAGTGCCTGAAAATAGAAAAATTCTTAGTCAGATACTAAACAAATCGGGTGGTATTTCCTTGCGTAATTTGGAGTGGTTTATTACCAATTATTCTAAAAAAACAAATTTATCTTACAAAACGGGTGACGGTAAAATGTTTAGTGTTCACTGTGCATACAAATCAAGTTTGGATGGGTACAGTAAAAAATTATTCGATCCTTTTTGTAGATCATCTAAAATAAGTTATACGATACCAGGGACAAGTGATGAAATTCATACAACGGTAGCGCAATTGAATTTTATCAGATGGTGTATAAAAAATAACATTATAAATTACATAAAAGAAAATAAGAACGAATTGTTTAGTAAGCGCGAGTCATGAACCCGTTTTCGAATTCAAAAGTTTGGTAACCGACGTAGTATAAATGTAAATTATAATTACTCGTAAGTCCTTCTTTCATCTTCACTTCTAAGACGGTTCTGTTAGACTGTAACTGACTAAAATCCAGGCTTCCCGATGGTTCCACATTAATCGGATTCATCGAGAAAGCGTACGTGTATATATTTCTTAAAGGTCGCGATAAACGACTCGAGAAGGGTACGACGTATTTAAAATATTTGTGATCGCTATCTTGAATATTTGGTATATCTTGTCCATTTACGTATATCTTAGCGGATGTCATGGGTGGATTAAAAAACTCGTTTGTTATTGAGTATTCTACGTTCGAAGAAAAGTTATACCTATTAGCAAACACGTTAGCGAGAAGTGTAGTTCCACCTTCGTATATACTTTCATCTTCAAAAGCCTTTTGTCTGAAAAACCAATTGAGTGTTTTAACGGGTGTGTTCGGTACGAGTTCTAATTTACTCTCTAAATTACCGGCTTCTATTTCAAGGGTAGGGTGTTTTTGAACTATATCTGTTATAAACCTCTGTTTCGTATTCGAAAAATAACTACGTTCGCTTGGATCGAGTGTTATTTCTTCAGTTATGACGTCGAAACTTTCGAGTGAAAACGAACTCGATGTATCCGTAAAAAACGTTTTAGGGAAAAACTCAAACTCGAATATTATTTTTTGTTTGTGTATGGCACACGTAGGAAAGTAAGGACGGTTTGGTTTATTCGTTTCGTATTCATCACTTTCGTATTTTCTAGAAAAAAATAAGTGGATTGGTATTAAAACGTTTGATTCACTTTGGCTTAAAAACTGATTACCGGCGAGTAGAGAAGTATCTTCGGCTAAGTTCCTGTTTATGGTGTACCTTTTAGTTCTCTTTTCCGATTCGTCGAGATACAGTTCGTCGTATATTATACCCCAATCGGCGTGGTATTTTTCAACTACCATTTCGTCTACGCGCATGGTTACAGACTTTATGAGATGACGACCTATTTGATCTGCAAAATTTTCGTTTACAGATAAACCGGGTAATTTAATCGAAACGTACATGTTTGAAAGAAGATCACCCATATTTCTGGGGTTTAGCGTGACTTTTACAGTTTCACCAAAAGGCCAGTTCGTGTTTATGGCTTGATCACTAGGCCTGTTGACGTTAAAGTTCCTGTGAAATTTTGTAAACTTTGAATGTCTTTTTGGAGTGTATTTAAATAAAGAAAAATCTGGATCGCTTTCTAAAAGGTACGTGTCTTGTTTGCCTATCGCACTTAAAGAAATTTTAGAACCCGTGTTTGGACCAGTGTTTATGTCACACATAATACTACTTATTACTAACAATTTTTTAAATCTCGTTTAACGAACGATTTTAAATTATCGTACCAAAAACAAATTTCTTTACTGGTTAAAGATAAAGGCACACTTTGTATGCGTTTTATAAGACCAGTTTCCTGTTTGCGTAACGCTGATATACTTGGTTTTTTTGTACGTACAAAACACGAATAACACACGCGTTTTATTTTAGTACCAAAAAATTTATAAAAAGAATCGTTGTTACACACAAAAATTGGGTTTATTTTTCTATACTTTCTTATCGCCTGTCTTATATCACGGTTATTAGATTTTATGTATGGTTTTAATGGGTTATTACAAATCGTACAAAACCCTTTGCACTTAATATACATAAAAGAATTACATACTATTTTTTTATGTATTATAATCAGGTAACACATCCAGATGGTACAATATGTTTAGGTGTAAATACAGAAGAACAAAGACCTGAAGCGTTCGATATAGAACAAGCGAGTGTAGAAAGAGAAGAAGATGAAGTACGCGAAGTGTTTACTAACTACATGTCACACGTTCACGAGTGTTTCTTTTTAGTTACCTTATTTTCTTTTATTTTTATACAAAACGTAATAAACCTTATAAATATCATACTTTCTTTTATTTGTATGATTGGTGTGTATTCGAATGCTAAATATTTGGTACTTATACACGCGATGTGTATGATGTGTTTAATAATGATATGCGTGGCTATTAATTTGTTTGAATATTTATTTTACTACTTTCCGTACTTAATAATAAATGTGTGTTCATTAGCAACCTTAGTCGAGGTGACTTAAAATATAAATCAAGAAAACTAAAATGGAATATTCTCAAAAAGATCTCGATATTGCAAAACGCTTGTATAACACAAAAGATGAAAAGTGTGAAAGGTTTGCAAGAAGTATACATAAATTGAGAGAATCTAGGAAAAGGTATGACGACCAAAGAGATAAAAAAAGAATTATCTTTTTAACGGAGGTGCCTGAACAGATTATTCAAAATAGACACGCTTTTAATGTATGTCAGGCGACTACAATGAGTGGGAAAAGGTGTAATTTCAAGGCATCGTGTGGAAACTTTTGTAAGAAGCATTCACACGGTACAAAAAATTTAGATATTAGTGTATTAGGTACTAAACCAGTTTTAAAAAATATTATGTTATAATAAATGTTAAATCAAGAAACACTCAGACCCGTAATAATCGCCATGGCGCTTTATTTAGCTATTTCGCAAATAGTACCAGAACTCTTAAAAAAACCCACGAACATTAAATTTGTAGATGATATTGTTGCCATGCTCATCGCACAAAAAGGTTCCTTAACTTCGGGTGTTATTCTCACTGGCACCATTGTTTTCATTACCAATTACATTAACGATGAATTCTTGTAAAACATTTTCTTTACAGGTTAACATGTGAGTTTTTGGGTGTTCCATGTATCGTATTTTTTTAGTGTAGGCATCTTCCATGAACTCCAAGAGTTGTTCGTAGTTTGGTTTTCCCCATTGCATACCCGCTTTGAAAAGAAAATCATCCCTCGGTATTTCTTGAAGTTCACATTTGATTTTATAAGGTGTTCTGATGTATTCCGTAGCACCCCCGTATTCCGGTACTATGACTGGTTTGTTTCTCAACGCAGCTTCAACTGCACCCATACCAATACCTTCAGAAGACGAGAAACTTACGTAACAATCACCTAGTGCGTGTATTTTTTCCATATCCTCGTCACTTATCAGACCGTTTATGATTTCAACGTTTGGTATATTTATATTAACAGGTTGTTTACACGTTGCTTTTACTAAAAGTCTTGAATCTGGTTTATTCAGGCGAATAAACGCTTCCAAAATTTTGTTAAAGTTCTTTCTTGGATCATAAACATTTCCTATATGGTAAAACGTGTATATTTTTTTAGGTGGTACGTGAGCGTGTACAACAAAAAATTCCTTATCAGGAAACTGTTTCTTAAAAACTTTTCTACAGAATTCACTCGGTACAGCAATTCTATCGAATAAATCGAAAAGTTTACCGTAATCTTCGTGTACCGTTTCCGTTTCACATATGGTCATACACGTGACGTGTTTAATTTTTCTTTTTATTTCTGGTATTTTATCTAACCAATACTGTACTGGTAAAGCAAATATAAATGCTCTATCACATTCTGGAATTTCCTCTTGGATTTCCAAATATTTACTATCAGGAAAAAGGTCGAGGTATTTGTGTGTGAGTTGACCTATGCCACTGAGAAGAGTTGGGCCGATGAATAACATTTAGTATAAAGATAATCTTTCTTTTATATATATTACGCGATGGACTCTGTTAGAGAACAAATTACACAAGAACTTGCACGATCTAAGGTTCGTGGAGATAGACTTTACAGTATATTGAAACAAATCGTTGATCACATTGAACCACCAAAGGAACCAGCTCCAGCTCCAGAGCCAACTCCAGCTCCAGAGCCAACTCCAGCTCCAG